TTCTCAACGCGTTCCTTCAGCAAACTTTCGGTCTCGTTCCCTTCTGGATTTATTGACCCAAAAAGAAGGTACTTGCTTTCCCCTAAGAATAGGGAGGTTTTCAGGTTTTGCCTACTTCCGTCATATATTGCTATATGATGAACGTATAATATTTATACTATTATTCAAAAAAATTTGTTAGTGTAAGCCGTTTCTCAATTGACCAACCTATTGGGTCTAAGATACCTTCCATAGGTTCAACAATAATCTTTTGAAACATTTTTTGATAGTCAATATACTCTCTGACTTTAAATGTATTAGGTATTGCAGTCATATAAGATATAACATCTGAACCTACATTGTTAGGTTCTCTTAGCCAAAGAAATTTACCTTTTTCACCATTGTTGATATATTCCCATGTGTTTTCTAGTTTATGTTGCTTGACAAGACGATTGAATAAAACAGCACCACGAATATGCGGTGGTGTACCTTTTTTAAAACCAATATTATCTTTTGGAGTATATGCCCACACATTATTCATAGTTCTTGGAAATGCTATATCTTCACCACGCAATGTCAAGAAATACTTTTTAAAATCTTGAACAGCTTTTTGTACTTCAGCTTCATCACTTACCAAACACAATTCAATAAGTTTAAGTAAAGGTTCCCTGCAAATTTGTGGTGTTGAAGAACGTATAGCTTCAAGGCCTTGAATTTTTAGTTTAGGTTTTTCAGGACGATAGCCTTCAATATCCCAAACATTCATAGCATATCTTTTCTTGGCAGTCCAAAATGCAGAATCAGCTATATTTTCACGGCCCATAACCATTTTTTGTTCATACACATTTTGATATTTAGCTATCTTATCAAATTCTTGATTAAGAGCTTTGGTTAACTGTTCTTCGCAGACTCTGTCAAGAATATCTACAACTTCAGTTTTAGATTTGTCTGCGAAGAACTTATCAACCAATGGTTGAAGATTTACATAGTTTGAATCTGTGTCTATTGCTATAACATAATCAACTTTATCTGTTTTTAATAACTTATTTAGATAAGCATTGATTGCCATTTCAGCACGTTGAATTACAAATTGGCCAGATAATGTGATTGATGAACCTAGCCTTGGGTCAAACCATCTATAATATTTGTTTGTTATTGCACCATAACCTGAGTTAAGTAATATTTTTCTAACATATTGAGCCAGGTGTAATTTAGTAATATCCTTACCTTCTTTTTGTGCCTTCTTCATTACACCCTGAATTTTTTTACGTTCAGAATATAGTTTACGCATAGCTCTTGGAATCATACCTTCACGGTCTTTTTTGAAACACCAGCCAGATGCTGCAACAGCAAAATCACCAGGATTTTTAAATGTTTTGTTATGTAAAAAATCACGCATACGTTTATCTTCAGATATATCAGGCCACACTTGAAGTTTGTCCATAATAGTTTCTGGAGATATATTATATTGCATAATTAAATGTGGATATAGAGAATTCAAATCAAAAGATGCTACCCACCCATGTTTACCAACCTGTGGAGTTTTAACATAACCACCTGGAATAGCTTCAGTCAAACTATATTTAGGAAATGTAGTTGGTGGTATTTTATTTTCAACAGCCATTTCACGGTTAATCAAAGCATCCCAAGTTTTAACTACACCTGATACATCTTCATAATTAATACCAGCTTTATATGCCACAGCTATTTGCACATCTATCAAACCCATTTTATCATCAAGTCTTTTAACAAGGTTTGTATCTTGAATATTGTAATCAATAAACTTATTAAAATCATCAAAGAATAATCTATGTAAAGTACCTGCTTCTTCATAATCAAGTTTCTTTTCACCAAGTTCTACAGTGGCAATATGGTCTAAACGATATGATTCTTGTACTGAATTTTTTTTGTATCGGTCTAGATAATCAATATCATCTACACCCATGATTTCTACTCTTAGTTGTGTACCTTGTTTAGTTGGAAACTCACGTAATCTTGTGACATTCCAAGGTGATAATCTTTTAACATCAAAACCTAGTTTGACCATTCGGTTATGAATATACGGCATATCAAAAGTTTGTGTATTCCAACCCGTCACAACTTGTGGAAAGTTATCACACCAATACTTTAAGAAAAATTCTAGTATTTGTCTTTCAGAATTGCATGGTACATAAAATACCTTGTCAACTAATTCTTCAGGCAACACAGAATCATTCCTTGACCAATCACCATTGCCAAATGTGATAAATTTATCCCTTAAACTGTCATGTACACAAATGGCTGTAATAGGATGTTTAGCTTCATCAGGCTCTGGAAAACCTTCTTCAGAACTTACCTCAATATCAATAGTAAATACTCTAATCTCTTCACGCTTCCATTCGGTTTCAGCATTAGGATAAGTTTCTATACAATATTGAGAATTATAAAATGGAAAACCATATACTTTTAAATTTGTTTCTTCGTTTTGTTTAGCAAAAGTACGAGCATCAGGAATACTATCAAATTGTAATGGTTTTAAATGATTACCATATATGTCAGTATAGCCCGTTTGTTTAGCTGATTGTATGTATAATGTTGGTTGATATTTTATTTTACTACGGAATTCTTGACCATCTCTTATTCCACGAACAAGTAGGTTTTGACCATACATGGCCACATTAGTGTAGTATTCTGACATATTAGTATTATACTAGTTTGACGACTTTTTGCCTATAGTATAATTAGCTTTTAATGTCCAAGTTGATTTTTCTTTGAAAGGGATTATCTTTACTTTTTGTAAAGATGCTGGTTCTGGGTTTCCTACCACTGAACAGAGTTTCCATTCTTCAAGCAACTTAGCAATGCCGTTCCTACGAGCAACATCTTCTTGTGTTATCTCACGGTCAAAGCCATCAAGCTTAAATAACTCTCTATAGTGGCAGAGATAATACTTTCCTTTTTTATGTAAAATATGACAAGTTTGAACTAGTTTTCTGTCTTTGCTCTCTAGTCCAATCCTAGTCAAAGTTTCTACAATTTTTAGGAAGTCATCTCGCTCTTTGAGTTGAATTTCTAGTAATTCCTCTAACATAATCTCCAAAAGTTTAAGTTAGATACGCCTGAATCTATTTATTTGATAGGTTTCCTACCACCTTGACCATTAGAGCTTTTGATTACCGTGATTTGTTCTGGAGTTAGTACCTTGCAATAGTCTACAGCTGTACGTTTTGATACACCAAAATATTCAGCTACTTCATCAACTCCATCTGTCTTAGTCATCTTTTGCCATTTAGCAAAATAACTATTTTTGGGCATTCCATGAAAGTAAAATGCATATTGTTCTTCTTCAGATACATTATCATATTTGTTCATCTCATTTGCAAAGTGAACTGTGTCACTTCTCATAGAGAATGCTAAATTGACTACATATTTTACATAACCATTTAATTCACTAGCCCATTTTTTATTACCAATTGATTTAATATAATCAAAAGGTGATGGCTTTTTAATCTCGTATGTTTCTTCAGAAACTTCTTTGATTACGTTTCCGAATAAATCTATTTGCATTTGATTTTTTCTTTCTCCAATGTCCTATTAATTCTTTATACTGTCCCATCATAGACTTTTCTTGATATTTGCATACAATCCACCATTGACCTGGGAATACCATAAATGCAGGTATATGAAATGCTGATGGTGAATGAAATAAAACATAAGGCATATCACCTTTCCACATTAATTTTCTCATCCAGCTTTTAGGCTTGTACCCACTTATCATACCAAAAGACGCGCCATAGTCACCCAGTCCCAATTTAAGGCCTCTAAACTTTGATATACGTCTATGGCTATTATAATATGTACCTTTTTCCCATGCATAAAAGTAATTACCACGTCTAATAATATAGCATGGGTGTGTTTCGTTATAACCAATACGTTTAGCACGAGCTCTAGGATAGTGTGTACTTAGAAAAAAGTATATCCTACTAATTTTGTAAGAGAGGAACAATTCGAACAATTTGTTCCAGGCATTTTTCAGCCACTTCTCTATGCTCTTTTTGTGTACTTGCATCTTTTCTTAACTCAATGTAATGAATCCAACTTCGTAATGTACCATTTACGTATAGCGTTGACATAGTGTTTCCTTCTGGTAAAACTGCTCTTGCTTGTTCTTTTGCAATACCTTTATCTAATGCCCATTGATAAACTAATTTTGCTTCATCAATAACACCTTGTTGTTTGTGTTCCCAAGCTTTTTGTAAATCTATATCAGCATTATCTATAGAATTTTGTCTGTTCTTATTGTCTTGCATTCTAGCTTCTCTAAGAGTAAAATCCTGTGCAACTGCATACCTTTGACTAAACTCTTGAAAAGAAAAACTTCTATGTCTTAAAATTTGCCTTGCAATATCTCTTGTTGTCTTAATTTCTAAACAAATATTTACCATTTCAAATGGAGACCAATGTTTATTTTTCATAAGATAATTTAGTAGCTTGTTTGCTGTTTCAGAATTATTTTGATTATCTGGATTTGATACTCTTGCTGTATATGCTACTAACTCTTGAAGATTAGCTTTCTCACCGTTTGTATAACTTATGATGCTAACTGAACTTGACATTCTTCATAACCTCTACTACAAATGCAGCTAAATTAATTTCTTGGCTAGTCACAAAAGCTGCCCTGTGTTGATATTCACCAATGATTAATATAAGATTAGGTATAGAACTTGCTTCTACATACTCATTAATATTACGGTAAAAATCTTCAAATAAACTATCAGGGTCTGGATTATCAGCAATCCATTGACGACATGATTTAAAATCTTTTTGTTTGATAAATTTAATAAGTGTTTTAACTTTAGTAGTATTTACTAAACTAATAATACCACTATCAATTTCTCCAGATATATTAGAGTATCTTTGTAATTCATTTATGATACGACGATTATCTGGAAAATACTGTTTGACAACTTCCAATACAGCTTTTTGATCAGCTTTAATACCTTCCTGATTTAATATTGATAAACATTTTTTAGCTACAGCACCAGCAATTGCTGGTAAATCTTTCTTTGTAATACTAAAGTCAATAACACTGCACCTTGAATGTAATGGTGGAATAATTTTATGTTTGTAATTACAGGTTAATATGAATCTAGCATTACCACTAAATTCTTCAATAAAATTACGAAGAGCTGGTTGCACTGCCAAACCCAGGTAGTCGGCTTCATCAATAATCACTACTTTCGGCTTAGTAGTTGTACTAACGGTAGAGACGAATTTTTTTATCTTATCTCTAAGTATGTCTATAGACCTACCTTCATCTGACCCGTTGATTATGATGTAATCACAACCTAGCTCTTCGCAAAGGGCCCTAGCTACAGTAGTTTTGCCAGTCCCTGCCGAACCTGATAACAAAAGGTTCATCATTTCACCTTTATCTTTTAGTGAGATGAATACCTTTTTCAAATTGTCTGGTAAAATTATATCATCCAAAAGTTTAGGACGATATTTTTCTACCCATAAAAAATTATCTTTCATTTAAGTTCCTTGCTATGTTTTTTAATATATCCAATTGACCTACCTGTAGCTCTTGATGCAGACGATAAACTATCATATACCTTACCATTATACTCTACTGCTATAGAATTTTTTACAGCACCAGGTTTTCCTAATGGTTTAAATCCGTCTTTCCATTTTTTTTCGAGATTAGCAGCCTTGCGTTCCCACGTCTTCTTCCAACGTGTCTTCTCGAACTCTTTCGTATTTGTCAACTTGTACTCCGCATTCTTCTAAAAAATCTATGCCATCACATATTCTATATGGTTCATCATAGACAACACGAACTACACCCGCCTGATGGATGAGCTTTGCACAATCATAGCAAGGAGATAGTGAGACATAAAGCGTCGATCCCTCTGCACTGGCTGTAGTTCGCGCGACTTTTGCAATTGCGTTTGATTCCGCATGCAAAACTTCTCTTTTGGTTTTATATGAATCATCTTCACAACAGTTATCCCAACCACGTGGGGTACCATTATAACCAAAAGCTAGTATGTTGTCATCTTTTACTATGATGGCACCACACTTAAATCTTTTACTGTAAGAATTTTGTCCTACAACATTTGCTAGTTCCATATACAATTTGTCTTGTCTACTCTGTTTCATCTTCTTCTTTTAATAACTCTAATACTTGCACGGGTACTAACATATGAATTTTGTATGTTTCTTTTTTTGGATCGTTTTTTAATGCTTCTTTGTAGAGACTTAATGCACTTAATGCATCATCAACAGTCACTTCTAAAAGTTTCTTATGTAAATCTTTTTGAGTTTTTAAGAACCTTTCAGCGGCAGCTGTAGCATCTTCAATAGCATCTTCAATAGATACTCTATCTTCTTCTGTGATATCAGACAGCACTGTACTCGCCATCAGGTTGAAGGGCAATAAAGTAGTCTATACCACCAGCACCTTTAAACAAACATAATCCCTTAGCACATATATCAATACTATAATCATCAAGGACCATCTTTAATTTATCAACTGAGATTGACAAGTTATACTTTTGACTTTTTAGTTCTTGTTGTGTTATTTTAAATTTGTTTGAAGTGGGTATTGTTTTATCATGTACAATAATACCTTCCTCAGTAAATGTAATATCTGAAGCATTATTAATAGTAGCTGCTTTTGCTAACCTACCTAAATTTTCTTTAGTGATTTCTTTTTGTACATCTACTTCTGGTAGTGTGATACCTTTTTCTGGTGGCCTTGCAATAATATTTTCATCTGCATAATAATATTTTTGTTCACCATTTGCATCTGATATTGTTAGTGAATCTTCACCAAATTCAAATTCAGCATCTTGATCAAATAGTGATACAACACCCATAAATTCATTTAAGTCATATATTGCAAATCTTACTGGAAATGTTTCATCAACAGTGACCTTTGCATAAATGTCTTTAATATTAGAAATGGTTTCAATTGTACTACCTTCTTCAATTAAGATGGATTGGTTAATTGAGGCAAAGTTTTTAAGTATGCCCAGTGTTCTCTTGCTAATTTTCATTACTATCTCCTTTTATCTGTACGCAATATAACAAAGTTGTTATTAAAACGTCCATTAGGATTATACTCCTTAGTGGTTAATTTTTGATATTCTTTATCAAACTGTTTTTCTGTCTTTGATAGTGCTGTTTGCAGGAATTCATCTGCTTTTCTTAACTTTTTACCTCTACAACTTGTGACATGCTGAAGTGCTTGACCTTTTACTTCAAAACCTTCTACTCTATCAGAAAAATACTCTACAATTTTTTTATCTTTGCAATTAAACAATATTAATCTATGTGCACCTATAATAGTTGTAGGATGTACTGAAACTACTTTATGTTCTGCACAGTCTGGCATATAATTTAGTTTAGCTACTTGTTTATCTGCCGCTTTTGGCTTTCTAACTCTACCTGATTTATTTGCTTTTGTAGACATTTTAATTTTGTTTAAATCTTCCATAATCTTATTGAGTTGACTTATACGCCATTTGACTTCTTTATTATCTAAATGACTATAACCTTCTATCAATTGTAGATTCCAATCGTCATTTAGCTTTTGTTTTCTAGCAGTCATTAGCTCAACATACTCTACAAGCCACTTATTAATTACTTCTTCTACTATACCATTTGCTTTAGAAGTCAGACCATACTTTTGAAATAGTGTATAAGCATCTATGGTTGACCGTTTGCCTTCAATCCAATCATCTTCCATATCATATACATCAGTCATTACAGTGTCCCATACTTTTTCTCTATATAGTTCTATTGGAGACTTACGTTGTACTTTAGGTTTATCATCTTCTTCTTCTTTAGTATCTTTTTCGCCTTCTACTAAAATTAGCTCTAATTTGTTATTGATATATTCTTTTATATCTCTAACTTTTCCAGATGTACCTGGTAATGTTTCCCAATACTCAGCATATTTCTTATTATAAGAAGGCCAACCTTTTAATACACATTGAATTTCAGCTGACAAAGCTGCACCATATCTCCAGTCTTTGACCGCTCTTAGTTGTTTTAATCTTTGAGAAAATTGTGGTGTTTGCTTTGCATATTCTAATGCTATTTTCTTTCCATCTTTTTTCTGACCTTCTAATCTATAATAGTCAGTAGCATTATTCTTGGCACGGCCAAACTCTTCACCAGTCATTTTTTCTAATTCAATTTGAGTTGGTGGAACAGGTTCAGCTGTTTTTAACATCACAGCATTACGTTGCTTTTGTTTACGTGTTAGTGGCATAAAAATACTCCTTGCAAAAAGTGCTTACAGTATTATTATACTAAGTTTTGATTATTTCTTCTTGGAGGATTTTTCTTCTTGATGAAATTTGATTAGCCATTTCATATCTGTTTGAATTTCTGTGATGGCTTTTTCAATGTGGGTAAGGTGATTGGTCTCTATAAGGTAAACCCTCCATGCGAGGAATCCTATAAAGCCCACTAGTGTCGTAATAAAGATTGATTCGTATATACCCATCAGTTTTTCCTAAATTTAAAAGATAATATAATTTATTGTGATATGTTGCGGTTGTTTTAAATCCAGTTTACCAACTGTATAGTGTATTTATACTTTAGATAATAATAATGGATGCTGAATCTCGGAATGATTTTAATGTTTTATATCCAGCAAATTTACAGCTCTTACTAAGTTGTCTTTGCATGTCGATTGCAGTATTTATAATTTGCCCATTATACTGTGTATCGTTTTTAAACATTTTACCATCAATAGTTTCTGTACGGCCAAAAGATTCTTCATGGCCATAAAACATTTCAGATATTTCTACTCCTGTTGCACCTAGACAGATGGACTTGGAGATGTCAGCAGTGTCAGTATAGTGTCCAGAAGAAAAGATATGTTTACCAGCGTTCCTAGCAATTTCACTATTAATGCTAATGCAACTAGCGTGAGGCATAGCAATCCCAGTCTCCATATAATCCTGAGAATCGAACCTAGAATCAAATCCCACCCTGACAACCTCGACGCCAACTTCGAAAAGTTTTCTGGTGGCTGTGGGGTCTGCGACTGGTCCTGCGATAATTTTAACATTTTGGTTTTCCTCCTTAAATTTTGCTACCTTGTAGATATATTCTACACTGTGCGTATTATTTGTTTTACTTACTAAGTTTACCCACTGAATTTTTCCTGAAGGTAATTTAGATTTAAGTGCTTTCCACTTATTCAATTGTTGTTCTGTATCACCTATAGATACAGCTACATTTTTTCGACCTTTAAAGAAAAAGTCATATAATTCATCTATATCATATCTAGTGGATAACATTACTCCACAATTAGTATCAGAATCTGATATAGTTTCAGCTATTTCAAAAGTACCTGTTGCTGGATCTGATGATGCCCATATTACAGGTATATCATCAATTTGCATTTCAGGATTGTCACTATTTAGAATACTGGAATAGCGTGGCTCAATGACCACGCTATCCAAGTTAACTGGTTTTTGATTATGCAGCTTGTGCATATTCAACAGCTTTTTTAACAGCGTTAATTTTCTTAACTCTGTTTCCACCAAACCAAGCAGAGTGAACTCTGTTATCTCTAGTGTTAGCCAACTCATGGTCAGTCATGTAAGTGACTGCATTAAGAGCTTGCCAGAAAGTACCCTTTTGAAAATTAGCACCCGGTTGAGTGTCAATAACTTCAAGAGCTCTTTGACCATTTCTAGTCAAGATAACATTATCTTTCTCTGATTTTGATGATTTGCCAAATACATCAGCAAAGTAGTTGTTAAGAGAGTCTTTAGTAAATCTCTTAGTACCTAAGAACTCAGCTACTTCTTTGTATTCGTCCATTGACTCTTTAGCTAAACCTAATGTTTGCTGCACAGTTTGAGCATCAAATACTTTCCTGTGGTCTAGTGAAACACCAGATTTTCCACCAAGAGCCATTGTCAATGTGTTATT